CTCACTACTTATTATCTGTACATTCTCTACTAAACCTTGTGCATTAACTCTAGTTGCAGCAGAACCTCTACTGAATGTGAAATCTCCATCTCCATTCTCTGGCTTTACACTTAACATACTACCATCATTATAAGCAGTTGGTGTAAGTAATATTGACGCTTTATCTAATAAATTATCTGCCATCTTATACTATGTTTTCTAATTCGGTTAATGTTGCTGTTGTACAAGTAACATTCTCGTAATAGTCTGCTCTTGCTTGTAATGTTGATAGTAAACTAGGTATTTCACTTGTTACTGATAAATCATAATAGATACCTCCCCAGCCATTCTCTACTGGACTACCCCACCAACTAACTGGATATATTTCGTTTGCCATCTTTGTCTTTTTTAGTTAAATACTTCTTTAATTTAACAACATTTGTATTTTTTGGTTTGTACATTCCTTTCATTATAGTACCCAATTACTTGAATTTACATCTTTGTCTGGATATACATCAGAATCTGTATTGCTTGTGTATTCTGGAAATAAAGTGCTATTAAAACAAATGTAATCTACAAATCTTCTTGTGTAATACTCTGCAAAATCTCTTTGTTTTTGTACTAAGAAATCAACCTCATCTTTTGATGCACTTTCTGCATTTTCTGATGTGTGTTTAAATACACCACCATTCTTTACTTGATATGCTGCAAATGGTAAATAATCAACCATAGCATAATGAATTAACATAGGTTGTACATAGTCTGTAACTAAAGATAAATAATTACCAGTTAAAGTATCTGCAATTATATCTGATGATATTTTATCATACAACTTACTTCCTAAATAGTTTTGTATATGTATCTCTTGTGCAATCTTAACAAATTGTATAAATTTATCTGTATCAACGTTTCCATCAACAATACTATTCTTTACTAAATCTGTTCTACTTATAAATAATGCAGTTGCCATCTATTATCTCTTTTTATTTACAAATCCGTTATTTGGCATATCCGTTGGTCTTTTAGCAACTTCTTTTGCATTTACCTCTGGTTTAAAACCTTCTTTTTTAGCTTTGTTTACACTTACCTCAGCATTTGGATTACCAACATCTGCTTTTGTTTTAGCACTTTTTGCTCTGTATGTCTTTCTCATCCAAAAATGATGACAATCTCCTCCACCTTTATACAACCATATATCATAAGTATCAGCTCCGTTTAAACCCCACCCAGCATTAACTGCTCTTTGGCTCATCTGTTGTATATCTTCTTTTCTGTATATCTTAGCAGCATTTACCATTTTCTTGCAAAACTCTCTACTATTGTTACTTGCTCTTAAAGGTGCGTATTGATAACGTACTTTAAATTGTACTCCTTCTTCATTCTCTCCATCTTGCTCACTCTTTGCATTTGGTCTAGCAGTTCCAGTTGTTGCTAAATTCCAAACTTTTGACAATAAAGATAATTTAGGATTGTTTAACTTATTTAATTCTTCGTCTAATTCATCTTCTGTATCATAATCAACTTTTCTTTCATCAATCAATTCCCAATTATCTAAATCCTCATCTTCTCCAAAGTCTTCTAAAGCATTAAAAACTTTACTCATTTTAACACCAGTTTCTTGCTCTCTTGTTTCTTCATCTTTTACATTTTCTAAATCAACAAATTGTAATGGTTGTAACGTCTTAAAATATAGATTTAAGCTAATATTATTAAAAGCAAGTATTTTGTCAAAGGCATCTGTTAAAAGCTCTTGAAAAGGTATTATAACTGTGTTCTGCATTAATACTGTTGCAGTCTCTAATTCTTCTGCATTATTACCAAAACCACTTGAATCTTTTATACCTAATAGCATAGGAGATACAATTCGGTGTGATATCATTATCTTCTTTTGTGATTCTTCAGATAAGAATTGATATTGGTTATGTGCATCTGATAATTGTACTGGATTTATATCTGCTGCTGATTCTTTATCATCGTTAAAAGCAAGTATAAATTTACCAGCATTAGACGAACCACTAAACTTAGCTTTTATCTTATTTTCAACTAAGGTTTGTTTTTCTTCATCGGGTACTCCATTATTAAAATTAATTAACATTGATGGAGCAAGTCCGTTCATTATATTGTTTAAATGATAGTTAGATACTTCTTCTTCTAACTCTGCATATTGTAAGCCACCTTGATAGTCTGGAGTAGAATAATAATACATACCAGCTTCGTAGGGCTTAACATATAAAATCTCAATTGGTTGTGGTGTGTTAGATATACCAAATGCTGGTATTCTTAAAGGCTTCTCAGATGGCTTTATATTAACCCAATCTGGATGATAATAATATGCTTGTACTTTTTTATCTTCTGCTCCACATTTCTCTGCTCTTAAAGTCTCAATTGGTAAATGCTCTACCTTTGCAATAGACTTTCTGTCTTTTGAGTATATTACTTGAATTGCACATTGTCCAGATAGCTTTAAATCGTATGCAAAACGTCTTACATCATCTTTTTTAAATAAAGATAACATTCTTGCATATTGCTCTGGTCTTTTTGAACTATCTGTTGCATCTAATCCTCTACCATATATCATTTGAGAGATACCAGTAATACAAGCACTTGATGTAGCACTTCCGTTTGCCCTATCTATTAAGAACTGAAAATAATTGTTATCAGCACCAAACTCAACCCATTCTTTATTCTTTGTTTCTACAATCTCTGGAGAAGTGTAAGTAGATAGATTAACAAAACTAACTTTTGAGTTAGATGCTTTTGATGGTGTTGTTTTTCTGTATTTATTTATACGTTTACTCATAGTATTATAAAATCGTTATTACCACTCTTTTCTTTGTACACATCTTTGTTTATTGTATAGTGTTCGTTGTTAGATTGGTTTGTTGATTGTGCAGTACAAAATATTTTATCTCTGTAAATAATATCTGCTTCTGTTACAGAGCCTTGACCATTATAAACTTTTAAATCATAAAACCTACCTTCAATTAATGTATAAACATTTGATAACTCAACATAGTTTTTATTAATTATAGCAGTTGGTAGTATTGTTACTTCATTATTTGTACTATCATCCCTTAACTTTATCGTAACACTTGTTGAATATACTCTTGGTATAATCTTTATTGTTTGTGCATCAGATGTAGGTAACAAATGTTTCATATATATATAATACTAAAAGTTTGTATTTTTATTTATTTAAAAGAAAAAAAAGGGTAATCAATTAAGACTACCCTTTTCAAATGAAAAAAATTAAAAAAACCTATGCGTTAGGGTCTATTTGCGTTGTACTTTCATTATCAGTAACAACAGTTGATGTTACAAAGAATGCTGGGTCAGTTTCTTGACCTTCTAAAGTTAAAGTGAATCCACTTAAATCTCCCATAGCAGCTCCAGATACAATTGTTCCTCCAGTTACTTCTGCTCCGTGTTCTAAACCAACTAAAAAGAAATTACCATTATAATCTTCTATTGCAACGTGTGGTCTTGCAGTAGCTAATAATTTTATCTCTTCTTGTGTTGCTTTATCTAAAACTGGTAAAGTTAAATTTAAAGTTTGTGTGTAAAATGTAGTTCCGTTTTCTCTTGAACTATTAATTGTGGTTTCTAGTGAAGAATTACCTTTGATATCAAATTTAAAGAAGTCTGGTGTTCCACTTATTGCAGTAATCTCTCCAGATGCTATTGTAGTTGTTCCCAACGTACCATAATCTGCGAAATAAACTGCTTTTAAGCCACCAACACTACTTTTACAAGGTAAAGCTCTACCAGATGTAAGTAAACAAGCCATTTGTGTTATATGTTTTAAAGTTATTAAAAAAGGGTAAGCAGATTAACCACCTACCCTCATTATTATTATTGTTATTAGATTATAGTCCTAATCCGTAAGATACGATATCTTCAACGATTGCGTATTGAACTCCAGCAGTATATCTCATAATGAAACGTACATTTTGTGAGCCATCTAAATCAGCCATATCTAAAACTTTAACTTCATTATGGTCTGATAAAAGTCCAGTTCCAAAGAATAAGTTAGATTTTTGTGCTGCAATTGCATTGTTATCTGAAAGTCCGTTACAAGCTACAACTTTTACACCATCAAAATATTGGATGTCCATATCTTGGTTATGTCCTAATCCAGCAGTTTGGAAACCTCCTAAAGCTCTCTTGTAAGCTCTAAAGATGTTTTGTGCAACATAGATGTATAAATCTTCTTTTCCATAAACTTCACTTGGAATAGCATCTACAATTTTTCCTAACTCAGCTACTACGTTTGCAGAAGTTACTGCTTCTCCAGTAATTTTCTTTGCTCCAGTATGTCCAGCATCAGCATTTAATAAAGTTTTGAAACCATCAAAAGTTCCAGCACCAGCTACACCAGCCCAGATATCTTTTTCAGTTTGTTCTGCAATTGATTCAGACATTAATCCGATAAAGTAATCAGAAAAGTTAGATGGTAAATTATCACTAGCAGAATAACCCATTGATACTGCTTCCCAATCAGATTTGAATGGAGTTTTACACAATTCTAAATTTACTTGTAATTCTTTTGGCTCAATAATCTTTTCTGTTAAAGCAACAGTTCCAGCATCTGTAAAATCACAAGATGCATTTGCAATAGCGCCAGAAAGATTTACTCTTTTTAATACCTCTTTGAACTTTACGTTTGGCTTAACTTCGATTAAGTTGTTTGCGATTGTATTTCCAGATAAAAGTGCTGCTGATACATATTTCCCAGCAAATTCTCCAGCATACGTTGTTGTAATTGATAAACTCATTTTTTATTTGTTTATTTTGTTAAATATTCTATTTCTTGTTGTGTTCTTATTCCCTTTTTGAGAATAAAGGTTTAATTCTTTTTTGTCAGATAAGTTTTCTGGAGTATGTGTAATTCCTTCAACTTCTTCAGCAGATAATTCTACTTTATCTTCTTTTACTTCTGATAACTCAACTACTTCTTCTGCAACAACTTCTGTTTTAGATAATTTTAGTTCGTTGATTTCAGTTCTTAGTTTTTCAATTTCTGAGAAGAACATTTCTTCTGATATTGATTTAACTATCTTCTTTGGAGATGCAGTTTCAGTTGATAATTCTTCTTCTTCAACTTCTTCTACTGTTTCTTCTGCTGGTGCTTCTTCTTCTGCTCCAGCTTCTTTAATCTCTCCAATGATACCTTCTTCTGAAACTACTATAATCATACCACCTTCTACCTCATATTCTCCAACTGGTACTGCAACTCTCTCGTCATCTGCGACAACAAAGATTTCTGCACCAGCTTCAAATACTTCAGCTTCTAAGATAGCACCATTATCTAGCTTCATTTGCTCTAGCTTTACTTCTAATCCAAGTAAAACTCTTGCTTTGTTTAATAATGTTCTGTCTGTGTTCATATTTATATAATAAAATTTAGTTAATATTTTGTATTTTCAGTTTTCTATTCTTCTTCTTCTGTTGCACTTATCCTTCCAATGCCTTGTTTCCAATACTCTGGAGTCTTACAACTTTTATCAGTAGTATTCTTGCAATCTATCGAATAAGTATTTTTACATTTACAATATACTGCTCTCATTATGATAATAGTTTTTTAAGTTCTTCTAGTTTCTCTAAATCTTCTAACTTTCTTGATGCCCAATTAACACCAGCAGTACCTCCCCAAGCATCCCACATAAGTCCACCACATCCTTCTGAATAAGGTACGTCTTTATGTTGTTGATGTCTTTTAAATGATGCCATTCTAGCAATTGTATCTCTGCTTATTGGCTCTCTTTTTGCCAATTGATTTGCTCTGTTCTTTCCAGTTGCTTCTCCACAACTTCCCCATCCATTTTTCTCTACCCAAGCTAATGCTCTTTTTGCATTGTTACTTGCTCCTTGTGGATAGTCTGTATATGATGCTAATTGTTCTTTTAGTTCTTCATTTGGTCTTTCCATCTTATCAGCAAAATAACCCTCAATACTAAAGCC